TATATAACACTGCCCCCTCTCTAAATGAGCTAATCGCGTTTGTTAAAACAAATGTTGATTCTTTTGATGATTTGGAATTAACTGTATTGCAATCATATTATAGTAACACTACTGATAAATGGTCTAATGGGAAATACTATTTACATGGTCAGTTGCCTCTTTTACCAGATACACCTATTACAAACCAAATAATTGATGACGCTAAAAATATACACATTCAACGCGGGATTGACTATGGAAACCCGTGTAATTCTTTCGAAAGTGCATCTATTGTATGTTCTATTAATCAATATAAACAACTTATACATATTATCGACCGGTACCAAACGGTATCATTACATTTATTATATGCTCCAGGAACTGGCACTGAGTATGTAAAAGCCAAGGAACTATTTGAACAACACGCGAAATAATCATATTATCTAATAGCATCGCTCAACTTATGCTTTTTTATACCGGAGGCAATGGAGCTAAACATAACATAATTGAACCCAATGAAGCTACGTCATATTTTACAATTAATGGTAAATCATTTCCCAAATACATTTCTAAATGAGTACATAGTGGTGTGCATTTTATAAAATGACTCAAGCTCTTTAATGAAAACTCGCCTTGAATTACTACTGATGCATCATTTTTTTGAATAAATTCCATATTACCATCTGACTCCGACCGATAAATTTTAGAACTTGCAAAATTGCCTTCACATGAAAATATTAAATCATTTCCCACTGATTTAATTTCTATTCTGTCTGAAATTCCATTTAAATCGCGAATTATCTTCTGGAAATCAGTCGTTGGTAAATTAATAATCGTTGAATATTCTACATCAGGTACGACCAATTCCTCCATATCTGGATCAATTAACCGTAATTTTTGACAATAACACTGTTTTATGTTACCATTATCATATTGTAAACCAAGATGAGATACCACACCATCATGATAATCTGCTTTATCTATATACATTGATAACGTATCATCATTTGACATTGTTGAAATCACTTTAAATAGATGCAATGTATTGGTACACACAATTATTTTGTCTGGGTCACAATTATATTGTTCAAACTTGTGAGAGTTTAATGTAACATTTACCAATATTGTATGGGTTTTATCAAAATTAATTATTTTCATACCTTCCTTTGTAAATGTAATGGTTGCATCTGTTAAAATATCCTTTATTGCAGTTATCATATTACGAATTGGCTGGATTTGTACAGTTTTTATGGTCATTACATTATTTTCTTCATTCATTTCCCTAACTATTTTAATAACATATATGTGCGTTTGTTTTTATATGTAATTAATTGTAAATGTATTTTACTAAATTATACGCACCTTAATTATATTGTTATTCGTCTATTATCATGATTTATAATACGTTAAACATCTGTGTCATAAAGAGGTATTGGTTATGTATATTACCGAATGCTCTATTGGGTTTAATAACCGGCTGTATGCTACATATATCACGGCGGAATAAATATATAATTTTATTTTATCTAAGATATAGCAGTTTAGGAAATATAATATAGATAAAATTAATTTGTTATAATAATATATAATCGTTTAGTATACAAATGGCAACAATACTTAATACCAATAACTATTCTAAATTAAACAACGATATAACTGATATTATGAGGGCTGGATTCTTTTCTGGAGTAGCAATGAATTTATATACTGATGCAGATGCTACCACATTTGCAGTTGACGGAAATACACAAATTGAGGGGAAAAAAATTAATAAGATTAATACGACTGGAGCATATACAATTGCATCTAATAATCAATTCGTCAATGGAACTATAGAAATTATTTTCAATGATGGTACTTCATTTAAAGCGATTGATACGGTAGATGAGTATTGGTATAAGCTTGAAGGTATTGTCTTCCAACGCCGAACATTTTAATTATTCCAATACATAAACATAACTAATACTAACTAATATAATATAATATCATAATATTGTAAGCTATGTTATTATTTGATAATCAATATTATATTATTCGTAAAGGTGACTTCGCAACAAATGCTAATACTAAAATTATTTATTGCATTTTTTCTTCTATACTTTGTGTTGATGATTATATAAACCGGAACTCATATGACTGTGTTTTTATATTATGTGGTTCTACCACAATTTGGTCTTGTATTGAAATGTATTTACATATTAGTAAAACACGTATTATTAAACCTATGAGTATTTCATTTAACAACAGCAAAATACAGGTATCTACACCTATTGGTATTTTATTACAAGGATTTCAAGAGGGTGGATTTATTACTACATTAGGCCTCTATTATGGCGATAGGATACATGAACCTTTTTATTTATTACATATGCATATTCTCATTATTCTCATGGTTACTCAAATGTTTTTCAAATCTAATGTTAGTAAATCGTCTAAACGACAAATCAATACGGTCGGTTCAGTTGGTTATATTAGTACGGTTACTCTGTATAATATTCATCATTATTGGTATTATCCTGAACATCAATTGCGACAAACCTATATGTTCGCTACGATGATTTATATTTGTTCATTTTGGACTTTTTTCGCATGGCTTTTCAAATTCAGACAAGTTGAGGTTTACATCAAAAATAATGTTGATATTATTGATAATCATGAGTTTCCATACAATATTGTTCAAAAATATAATATACTTCCTGCTACCAATATGGAGACATTTTGTGTTTTAGCATATGATGTTATTTTTGAAATTGGATTTGCTTATGTATTCTTTTATAATCTATTTTTTGTATAACCCATATATCATATATTTTACTTGAATATATGATACTTACTAATGATGTAATAATTACACAATTTTATCCACTCCATTATGTATTTCATATTTTCCTATATAAATTAAATCTCCCTCCATTTTTTGAGCACGTCTAAAACTATCCAAATTATATAATTGTCTGGTTTTCGGGTTCATTGCATAATCTACACCGTTTATGTTTTTTCTTACACCCTTCCAAGTTATTGATTTCATATCTAATCCATCTTTTATCTTACTATCCTTGTCTAATGTTGGATGCGACGAAAAATTGTTTGAATCAACCATACCCGACCCATAACAAACATAATCTTCTCCTTTATCGCCATTTGATGTGGAATGAATATTACAATCCACAGCAGTTTCCTTCACTGCACGTAATATTTCATTATTTATTCGCTGTTTTATACTGGATATTTCATATAATGTCTCATCGGTCGTTACTGGGGTTTTCTTGTCTATTCTACTTACATCGCGAATACGTAACTCTACATTTTTTCCATCGGTTTTCTGTTCCTGACTCAATGTTGATACATACAAAAATACTTTCACAGTACGCAATTCTTCAGGCAAATCCACATGACTACCGATACGACGAGCACGACCGACCACTTGCTCTGTCCTTACCATATGCCAATAGGGTTCTACTATATGTACATAACGAGTATTACGTAAATTTATACCTTCCGCACCAGATGCGGTAATCATTAATGTTTTGATTATTTCACCATACATGTTATTTTCTGATATTTTTCGTAGTTCAGTAACGATTCCACTTGGCACTAACTCCCAATTTCCATTGTATATATTACGAATTATCTCCTTTACATCTGCACTTTCTGTACCAGTATATAATACAAATTTGGGCTTTTCCATATCCTCTTCTGCTATATCTAATGTCCAACGGTCGCCTTCATGCTTTATTTTAAATTCGGCCATTCCATTTGCCAATAATATTAAACGCATTAAACCGATTCCCTCCATCGTACGGAAATGACTATACAATAAATGTAAACCTACATTTGTTGGTTCCATTAGATTCTCAAGTACTTTGGCGAACTTTGGACTATACTCAGGCAATGCATCCTTTGATAAATATTGGCTTATATTTGTACCCTCCATTTTGCGACTCACTTCTTCCATGGCAATTTCTATTCGTCTTGCATAAGTACTATTTATTTCTACACCCTCCTCCGGTGGTTTACCTGTATTATCCACAGTTATTTGACCACTTGATATATTATCTACTACATCTTCATTTATATCATCTTCATCGTCTCCGTCTGTTGATATTATACGCTTATCTGGCACTGGACGTTGAATACTTTCCGGAAATGTAAAATTACATGCTGCTCTTGAAAATATACGATATGTGGATGATACTTTATATAATTCATCTGCTTTATTCATTCTACGATTGGTTGCTGATTTCTTTTCACGGTCGGCTTCTTCTTTGCGAATTTGTTCATAAATACCAAATTGATGTGAAGTCATTGGTGTTTTTATTACATGATATACATCTCCTTCTTCAGTTTCCTCCAATTCTGGTAATAAATCTTCTTTTGCACTGCGGAAATAGGATGTTAATCCCAATATACGACGTTGAAATAAATTAATATTTTTGGTTTCACCCTTATCCACATCTACAAATCTATCAAAGAAATCCTCACGAATATCAGGCAATGATTTATGATTAATTTCTGTTATCATTGTTTCTTTTACCGATACATTGTTCTTTTTACTTTTTAATACACGTATTATTGACTCCAAAAATTGGGCATCACCTATATTTCCACTATCATCTAATTTTACACCATTATATTTTGTAAATGCATCTGACGTACCACCATGCACCTTTCTTGTTGTTTTTTTGCCACCTTTCTTTGGTTTTGGGTGTTCTTTACGAGTTCCGGTTGAAGGAACGCGTCCGCGTTTTTTCGTGTTTATGAACCCATGTGGATTTCTCGTTATGGTTAACTTATTATCTGTAAAATTTATATAATCATATGTCTTTATGTTTGCATCATCCAGCATATTATATATTGCATCCTCGTTTAATTTTTCAGTTTTCTCCCATGATACCGGGATTGTCCACGTTTTGATATATCCACGTAATATATTATACAATATACCTATTTCATTTGGATAATTTATTATGGGGGTTCCGGTTAATAACACGATTTTTGCATTTGTTGCACTCAATAAATACTCGTACAATTTATATGATATTGAATCTTTCACTTTTATCTTATTTACTATACGACTCACAAAATTATGTGCTTCATCTATTATTACTACACAATTATCAAACGGGTTTTTTGTATTATTTTTCGTAGCTAATATCTCTATTTGTTTCTCTATATTAGGGGCATTATAATTAATATCTGAGTATTTGTTTCGTATCATTGCATTTAACTGTTCATCTACTGCTTTCTGTTCACCGGTTGTCAACTGTGCGAAATTTGGTTCATTGTTTATATTTACTAACCATGCACCGGTATGGTCTGTTATATAACTTGGTGGTAACGATAATGCTCTTGATAATATACCCACATAACTTGGATTACCCGCGGTTGAAATAAATTCCCAAAATTGATTCTTCTTGTATAAATCATCACCACATTTCTTCAGTTCACTGAAGAAATTCATTTTTAATGATGCTGGAGTCATTATACATATTCTCTTATCACTTTTCATACCCTCTGCTATTGCTATTGATGTACAGGTTTTACCGGAACCCAACCCATGATATAACAACAATCCTCTGTATGGAGTATATAAATTCAAATAATCTCGCACTATCTTTTGATGCATTAATAATTTAAAATCATCTTTTGATGCAGTTGGTTCTTTTCCTTGATTTTTTTCTATATCTTCTTTGCCAGTGAAATATTCTGTTCCTACACCAGGGGCATATACTAATTGGGAAAATACCTCTGTCATATTCTGTATGAATTTTTTACGATTATTCATATAATAACTTGGAGCCTTTATTATTACCTTCTCACGCTCTTTTGGTAACCGTTCAAATATCTTTTGTGTACGTATAACTGCGGTTGTTAAATCTACATCATCTATTGTTTCTTCTATTACCTTTCCTTTTATTTTCAATTTACGAGCCTTAGGCTTTGGTGCATTTACTACACCAATGTCTTCGGCATCTACATCAATGTCTTCGGTATCTACTGTTGTGAGTTCACTTATCAGTAATTTTGATTGGTCAAGCTCTCTATTTGCAGCTTGTTTTGGATTTATCTTTTTACCAGTTAAAACCGGTATTACTTGCATTTGGTCTCTTCCTACTATTTTTTCTGGAGTGTCTACCGTTTCATCAAATACAATGCTACTTGTGTTTTGTGCCATACGTGCTAATATTGCTAATCTATCCACCATACTGGATTTTCGTTTATCAAATATAATTGGGGCTTTATACTCGCGTTGTATTTGCGGCTTTTCTAAAGCTGTTTCTTCGACGTCTTCTACGTCTTCCATATCTCTTTCTACATCTCTTTCTACATCTTCTATATTTTCTGCAACAGTTATTCCAGTTGAACTGTTTTCTACAGTGGGCTTATTATTTATTTGGATTTTTATACCACGAAACGCCTTTGGGGTTGGACGTATCGCCATTAATTCTTCTAAACGTTGATTTGGTATATTACTCATAACCTGATATAAATATATTGATAAAAAATATATTTATATTTATTTCCCTTGATATGTCTATTTACAAAATAATTCTTTTGACATCGTTTTGATTATTTTATTATCTAACTTTATTTGGGCTTCTTCCACGTCACCCAATATCACTCGCATCATTTTGTAACAGAAATTATAATCACGAGTATCCATTTCTTCACTTTTCGGGTGGGCGATTTTCCATTGAGGTACTGTTCTGTAATTATTCATTGTTATACGGGTTAATATCTTACGTAACTTCGTTAGCTCGTCAGTATCCTTACTCCATTCATTTTGGTCTTTTATATACATTGTTTCTCGCTTTATATCTGTACAATGGATTGGACGCTTTGTTATATCCATCCCTTTAAGACGGTCCATAATCAGTTTTGTCATACCATTCACGTATCCATGATGTCCTATATACTCAATCTCGTCTATATTTGCATTCATATTACCAAGGAAATCTGTTATGTTCATTGCATCTTTGCAAGTATCATTCAAGAAAAAGTTAAGATTAAATTGAGTATTATTTGTATTATTATTTGTTGTATTGTTAATGATAGTTCCCTCTTTAACTGCATCTACCAGCTTCTTTTGCAATACAAGATTTTCCGTATGCTGTTCTACCATCAATTGCTTAAATTCCTCATTTTGCTTGATTAAGCTAATAACGGATGCAGGGTCTAATCTGTCTGGTATCTCATTTGTAGTCATACTATTTTTTGGTTCCTCATATAAACATTTTTTACGATGAACCGATAAACCCTGACGATATTTATACATTTTTCCACAATCACATATAAATTGTGACTGTAATAATGCTGCGTCATTTTTTGGCATTTTAGTGTCATCATTTATGTCATCATTTGTCATCATATTGTGTTTTGCAGTCAATAAATGAATATTATAATTGCTTAATTTACTGCAGTTAAACTCACAATGTTTGCATGTATACAATTCAGCATTTTTTGGCATTTTGGATTGCATCATTTTGAGTCGGCTCATATGTTTATTCGTGTTATTATGTAATTCGTGTAATGTGGTTGTTTTAAAATATATATTACACGTATTACAGTACGGTTTTGCTTTCTTTTTTGCTTTCTTTATTTCGTTCTTTATTTCGTTCTTTATTTTTAGAGGAGGCAATGTGTCAATGATGTTTAATGTTGCATTATATTCTTTAAAATAATTTTGTTCACATTTTCTCGCCGAATAATGGTCTTCACATTTACGAAAGGCTATTATTTCCATTATCCAATTATTCCATCCACCGTGCTCACGTATATAATTATATAATTTACAATTATAATTTTTGCATTTGGTATTTATACAACTCTGTTTATGACCATGTTTTCGTTGAACAAAATTAGTAGTATGGCCAATATACAAATCAGTTATCGCTGGGTTTACGCAGTAAATTTTGTAAAATATTGTATTTGAATAATCAATTTCAACTTTTGGCATATTATATTATAATATAACATTATAAGATTAATCTTATATCATTATAAGATTAATTTAAGATTTACTAAACATCCGCCAAAGTTGCTAACGCAAAGTTACAAAAAAATTGTGCAGTCAAATAATTTATAGAAAATCGGGTTTTGCTGCATTATGCTGTAAATTGGTTTTTCGTGTTTTCTGAAATAAAAAAGTGTTTCGTATATCCCAAAAAAGGACATTCTGAAAATGTCCTTTTTTGGTAAAGTGCAACCACTTTTTTTTCTGATTTTTTCTGACAACTATATAAATTGAAATTAGGACTTAAAGAATGTAGGTAATTTCATTGTAATATTGTATGTATAATTACCCATTATTAACTAATTGTGTTAAAAATAGTTAAAAACTAAAATGAAAATTGTGATTATATGATAAATATATAAGTATAAAGGGTATTTAAAGACCGAACGATAATATTGCATGTCCTACTCAAAAAATTGAAATTACCCATTATTAACTAATTGTATTAAAAGGAGTTAAAATCATAATTAATATATAATATAGTATGCCAGAATATACATGTGAACGTTGCTTGAAGGTATTTGCTCAAAAATCCCATTATGATAAGCATATGAATAGAAAAAGACCATGCCAAAACACCAAGAATACACTTGAAACTGTAGTTGAACGTATACTTACAAATACAATAGAAACGAATCAGCCCGATACAATTATCAATGAATCAACCCAACCACCGATTTCATTAACTACCAGTGAAAAAACACAGGTCGTTGTAAACGAGGACTGTATTACAGGTATGCGAAAATTACAAGATAATTCTGCCGATATTATTATATGTGATCCACCATACAATATAGGTAAAGACTTTGGAAATAATAGCGACAAACAAAAAATGGATGATTATTTGATATGGTGTGATGATTGGATTGGAGAATGTATTCGTATTTTGAAACCAGCAGGAACATTATATATTTACGGATTCAGTGAAATATTGGCTTTCATACGAGTTAGAATAAATATTAATGTAAGATGGATTATATGGCATTATACAAATAAGGTGACCCCGTCATTGAATTTTTGGCAAAGAACACATGAAAGCATATTATGTTGTTATAAAGAAAAACCAGTGTTCAATAAAGATGATGTGAGAGAACCATATACAGAAACATTCTTAAAAAATGCAGCAGGTAAAGTTCGCAAAGCTACAAAGGGACGATTTAGTAATGGTGAAAAAGAAACAGTTTATACTGCCCATGCAAATGGCGCTTTACCTCGTGATGTAATAAAAATTTCGGCACTTGCTGGTGGAGCTGGAAAACGAGAACGAGTAGACCACCCAACACAAAAACCGTTAGAATTATGCAAAAAATTAATCAATGCAAGTAAAAACGGAGAAGATACCCTGGTAATTGTACCATTTGCTGGGTCTGGTAGCGAATGTGTAGCCGCGAAACTACAGAATATTAATTTTATCGGCTATGAAATAAATGAAGAATATGTTACATTATGTAATAATCGGTTAGATACACTGGTTATTGAATAAGAAATAAAAAAGAAAATAAAAAAATACAGTATTTACATATTTTTTTATTTTGGAGGTTATTGTTTTTTACACTACAATGTCATAGGAATATGTAACCATACTCATTGGTAATGTTGTCCATAGTTGAGAACTCATTGATTTACTAATACATGCTTGAAACTCGCCACTACCTACCCACTGTTTTCCTGTTTTATTTTCTTCCCACGTTAGCTGATTGACTTTACATTTGGACGACTCAAACACCAGTAGTTTATACGTTTTATCAAACGGCTTTTTCTTTGCAAGAAGGAAATACCAATCATCATGGTCCCCACATAATTGTGTAATCTTCTCGTCTATTGTCTCGTAACTGGTTGTTCTACTGCCATTAAACTTTATACTGTCGGTGCCGCCACTAGGTTTAATGAACTGTCCTGATTTACAGGAAATACGAGAACCGACTATGCTCTCAATACGCATGTCTTCACCAATCTTATGGGATCGGTCTGGCTTCCATGTAGTACTGTAACCATATTCAAGGAAGGACTTATGTAAAGTTTCCTCCCAGAATTCTGCAATCAATGGTTGCTCAAATAATTCATGGTATCGCTGAATACGCGACACTATAAATGGCACCAAATCTGGAATAATATCTGGTAATGCAATGGCTGACATTGCTTCAATTGTTGGTTCTGTTGTCATTGTGTTAATGAGGATGTTGATTAATATATATTATGCAAAAAGTATTCAATTTTTTACATTTTGTTATATTTTTTAATCTTATTTATATTATATGAAAGTGACCAATAGTGATTTATTAGCCAATAAAAATAAATATTCTATTGAAATTCTTGAAAAGAATATTCTGGAAAATCATCTTGATGAAAAAATACTCTTAGCAACCCAAACCCTTACACCTGAGTTTTGTGTCAAATATATATTAGATTTAGACATTGAAGGAGGTGGCGAAGAATCTTATATTTTTGATATATGCTATATTTTATCATTTCAAAAACATATAACTGAAAAGGAACTATCGGATTTGATAAATTTTTAATATTTTAGAATCGGTTAAGATGTGCAATAGCATCTTCACATGAGATTTGCTCTGCCTTTTTCTTAATTTTATGGTGACCTTCTCCCAAGAATAAGAATATCTTTCCTTGTTGGGACATATATTGATGTATATCATTGTACGTTTTAAACTGCGAAATAGGAATCGCCTTATTTGGTGTAAGATTATGAATAGTTTGTCCCAAACACATAAACACACCCATCTTATATCCAGTTTCTTGGTCTTGCTCACCTATCTCCAAATAATCAGGAGTTACCTTGAACTCCTTTTGAATCTTGACTTGCAAAATGTTCTTATAATTATCATCATTGCGAATAAGATTAATCCAATCAACGTGTTTTTCAAATACAGATTCAATAAATACTTGTGCCATTTGAAATCCAGGACCAGTTTGAAAGACGTTTTTAAACCAACCTTCTTCATCTTGCACTTGAACACGGTTAAAATCTAAAAATAATGCTCCAATAAACGCCTCAAATAAACACCCCAGCTTTTTTAAATTCGTCCGTATTTGTTTTCCCTCTGCATGTTTAGATAATACAACCCAATTATGTAGTCCCATTTCATAAGCCATTTTTCCAATCGCCTCATTTTTAACCAATGCAATCTTCTTTTCAGTCATAAACCCTTCTTGTTCTTTTGGGAAACGACGATACAAGTAATATTTAGTTGTACATTCCAATACACCATCGCCAATAAATTCTAATCTTTCATTGGACTTTGAAAATAATGGAATACAATTATCAGGTTTAGGTACAATTACAATGTTATTATTTATGTTTTCTAATTGAGGGCGTTTAATATAAGACCTATGAATAAAAGCTCGTTTATATAATTCAAAATTATGAATAGAATGATTTATACCATATTTGCGTAAAATACCTTCTACATGTTCCTTTGTAATCAATTTATTTAGGGGATTATATGGATCAAAAATATACGTTTCTACTCCATTTTGGTTTTTTTCAATATGAATATCATCGTCTAAATTCATGTTATTTTTCAAATAATATGAATACCTGTATACTATTATTGTTGATAATTTTCTATATTGTTTAACTTTAGTATATTGTCATATCAAGTATTAGAATAAAATATTTAGGTAGTATATAATATAAAATGGTCTATTCTCAAACTAAACGTACAGCTTCTATTGCAAGTATTACAAACCAAAACCAAGGTGGAGGCAGCAAAAAGGCTGGATTACCTTATTTAGTCGGTCGCGACTCGTGGACATCCATCGCTTTTCACGGAACAAAACAATTTTTGTCCGAATCAGGTAAGGGTCTTCAATTCACAATGAACCCCAAGGTTCGTCAATCCCGCCCTGTCGGCACGACACCCAGCGCTGGTCGCAGTTATTTTAATTAAATTCAGTTAAGTTAAGAAATACTTTAAACATATAAAAAACAATATAATAATGTCATCATTATTATTATATTGTGGAGAACCTACTATGAAAATTATTATTGATGAACGCGAAACTGCCTTATTTGACCTTTGTAATACATTATTAGTATCTAACAACCAATTATCTTCAAATATACAAATATCAAAAGAGGTGTTGAATTTAGGGGATATTTTGTTAAAAACGGATGATGATAAAGAGGTTCTCCTTATTGAGCGAAAATCACTTCAAGATTTACTTGCATCTATAAAAGACAACCGTTACGAGGAACAGTCCTACAGATTGATCCATTCGAGTGGATTCCCTCCACATTCTATTTTTTATTTGGTTGAGGGTGTATATTCACAGCTACGTAGTCAAACTGAAAAGAAAATTATCATGTCGTCTATGACATCAATGCAATTCTTCAAAGGGTTTAGTGTTCATCGCACTGCTTCTATACAAGAATCAGCTCAATGGTTGCTGTTTTTTGCTGATAAAATACAACGCAATTTCAGTAAGGGTATCATTCCATATTATTTAACAGACCCATTTCTTAAACATATTACAGGTTCAAATGGAGAACCTAAAACAAACACATTGATTAATACAACAGAAACCGAGAACATTCCAGTTAATATTGATGAAAATGCTGAAAATATACCGATTTTAAACGGAATTTATCAACCGTCTGTTTCAGGTTCTCAACAACAAACCACAGCTGACTATTGTCATGTTGTAAAAAAAGTAAAAAAGGAGAACATTACACCAGAAAATATAGGTGAAATCATATTGTGTCAAATTCCAGGCATTAGTTCAATTACAGCCATTGCTATTATGAAACATTTTAATCACTTTACACATTTTATAGAAGAAATAACAAAAGATTTTTCGTGTATAGAGAACCTGACAATTGAATCTAATGGAAAAGTCCGTAAAATAAGCAAAAAATCAATAGAATCCATCCAACAATATTTATTGAATAACACCAAATAATGATATAGGTTTATTTGTATAGTATATTCATAATGGAACCTATCACACCAACGAATTCAATCACTGAACCTACACCACCTGAAACTGTACCGACCGAAATTGCAACGACTCAACCATGGTATTGTTATATTTTAAGGAATACACAACA